CAAGCAATAGGGCTTCTTTAGTTCCATCAATCACTAACTGAGCGTTAATAGCATCAACGTAATATTGGAGATCAAATGGCTTACCGTCTTTCCGCGCTTCTATCTTCATACACTGTTCCATCGGTTATTGGGTGCAATCTTATGATCGCTTAGTGGAATCAGGCATCTGCATTGAGACACTTTACATCCAGACCTATGGTATCACAACTATTTTATAAGGACACCCCACAAAACACCCCAAAGAATTAGCACGAATTGGGTAAAATAGTTCTTGCAAGAGCCATTTTGTATGCTATAATAAACATACATTAAAAGGAGAGCAAAATGCCAAAGCCAACTATAAACTTTAACCACCCAATAGCCGATGAATACTTCTACTTATCACGCCATAACATAGGCACAGGTTTATCTACCATTGAGCAAGATGAGGTCTTAGCTAGTTACTACAGCGGCAATCTAACCAGCAACCCATCCCAAGTAGCCATAATGCAAAAGTCTCGCTTTTATGCTCTTAAGCACGCGCTTATCCTAATGGGCACTAACGGGCAAGGTGGCTAATTTAATTTGACATAATGTTTGCAATGGTAAACTTGTATGCTATAATAAACTTACACAAACAAAATAAAAGGTACTTGATAATGAAAACTACAACACTTGAAACGATGCCAAAATTTGTAATTGATAAGATTGCCGAATTAACCGATATAAACGAACACACGATGGCCCTCAGTTGCCTTTCAATGGAATTGAATAGCGGCAAAGCATTCGTGAGGCTGGCCAGCATAAACTGTGAACACATGGACCACGGTCATTTGGCGGCAGAGCTTTACAATGAGCGGAACGAAATTAGAGCCGCGCTTTACACTGAAGCCAAAAACAAATACGCGAACTTTAACGAAATTGTCGCCGCATTTTAATTTGAACCCGCCCCAGCGATGGGGCTTTTTTTTGAATCAAAAATCCTCGTAATCGTCTGGGTCAAACGTATCCTGCACATCATCCCGCGTATCGGTGTATATGACTACACATCGGCAATTGCATACATTGACAGCACCGCCTCTAGGGTCTCCAGCGTAACCCATCATTCGTCCCCCTATGATAAAGTCCTCATCCATTGATACCCGCTGTTCGTTAGCCATCCGATGAGTTTCCCTAGTTCTTCCATCCCCAGTAGATACCCACTGCTTGACCATGGCGACTCCGTAACTATCACTGACAGATTTGTGATAGCTTTGGTGGGCGAAACCTGCGGCGCTATGGGTCTCTGTTCTGGCGATTAAAGCGGCCCTTCGCCTGTTGATTGGTTTAAATGTCTTTCTAAGATCAATGGCGATTTGCGCCAAAGTAGCATCAGCTAGACGTAACCGCTCTATAGATGCCAGTATTAACAAGCCCTGAGTCCGTGAAATGCTAGCGATAAAGCTCTCTCGGTTGACAAAATACAGCGCGATAGCCTCTTCAAACGCCATTGATCTACCAAAGAAAAAGGCATCCCCATCAGCCGCTTTGGATGATATAACTTGATAGGCTCGGTAGTTGTATTCGTAGATTGTTTTGAATACTCGGTTTAACTGGGCTTTGATTACTGCTGTTACTTCCGTAGTTACATCGCTCACTAGTACGGCTCCATCTACTTCTACGCCGCTTTCAACCTGATGGGCAACTATGTTAACGGTCTTGTTGAAACTCGTCTCTAGGCGTTTCTGGAAGCCCCTGCTTAGGTTGTCACGCATTCTGGCTTGCTGGACAGCATAGCGCCTCGCATTGATAGCGCCCTGCCTAAAACCGAATAACTCATTTGCCCCTTGACGCTTTGCCACGATTACCCCTTTTTAGAGTCTGGGATACCCTCATCATCGTACACGCTGAAATCCTTACCATCGTCCGTGACTACAGCATCATCGGGAAGCCCTTCATTCAGCGAGAATAGGCTGGCATTAACCATCAAGCCATCCGCCCCATCAATTTTGTTTAGACCAAGCAACTCTCTGGCCTCGTTCCTAGTCATAATGCCCTTATCCACCGCACCAATAACATTCTCATATATCCGCTTTCTACGTTCAGATAGGGCAGGTATTTCATCAGTATCAAATTTAAAGTAAGCACCCTCACCAAATTGAGGCATTAACCATTCGTTAATATCTGACTGCACCTTGATCAACATCGGGATAATGGTTTCTTCATAGAGTGCCAAACGAGCCTCTGCCACGTTAGCGTAAGTTTGAGCGTCAGGCACCCCCACTAATTGACTAGGCACTCCGAAGCACATCGCAATATCGGTGGCGCTTTGGTGTTTGAGGTTAATAAAGTCCATATCCTTGGGTGACAAGCCCATCTCTTTCCAATCAAAATCACCCTCAAGTAGCATGGGTCGCCCCGCATTATCCACCCCAGAAAAGCGATTGCTGATGTCCGTCATTAGCTGGGCTCTTTGCGCGTCAGTGAGATTAACCGCAAAGCCCTGATCATCCTTGGGCTTGAATATAATCGCACCTGATGGCCTAGCGCCATTATTCAATAGGTTGATGTTGTGCCTACTGGATAGGTTGTGCTGGTCCACTTCCACTGCGGCGGCGCTCAATGGTGACAAACCGTAAAAGTCGTCAAGCGGGTTCCATAGCTTAATATGCTTTACTTCACTGGAGCCTGTTATCTCGTCCACTGGGTAAAAAGCCTCAACTTTGCCGTTGATCTTATACTCGTATCCCTTGGGGATGGTTCCCTTGCCCGTTTTAATGCTCATACGGTCAGGCCGCAATAGATACAATTCGTTTGGCCCCCGATTAAGGCCCTGCCCCTCGGCCCCCAGCATATAGTTATTACCAGACAAGAGCAGGTAGCCAAACAGAGCGTTCATGTATTCGGAATAGCTTTGTAATGGATTAGGTCTATTTAACAAGGCAACGGCTGGATGGTTCTCTATTTCATTGCCGTCTTTGTCGCATATCTTGAAAGGCACCCCTGATGCACCCTTGGCAATCTCATTAACGCACCGATACACGATGGCGTTCTGCATGTACCCTTCGGATGCCAGTGCTTGATAGCTGTACGTCTTGGCCCCGCTGTCCCCGCTACCAAAATAACCCACAATTGATGAATTCTTTTTCCCTACTGCGCTCGCTCTATTTTTCCTAAATCTATCAAATATGGCCACTTATGACACCCTCCAAGCTACATCTCCGCGAGACTTGCTTAATTCAGTTAATCCCCAAACTAGAGCATCTAGTCTATCGGGGGATGGTTTTGGTCTATCACCTGTATAGGTACACATCTGGCTCTCTAGCTCTGGATAAACACCCATGTGATGAACTTTGCCTTGCTCATACAATGAGGCTATCGGCTCCGCTCTTAGCATCTTCCCTCTACTGGCATGAACTGATCTATAGCCCACACCTGTGTCAATTCCCCTGATAAGGCTCTCAACTAGGTCGCCCCCATTATTGACTTCTGCGACAATATAATTGGCTTGCCATAGATAGAAAAGCTCTACTGATAACCTTCCCCATTCAGCGGGGCTATAGACTCCTGATCTATCATCTAGCAGATAATACTTGTTCTGGGCGTCTTTGCCTACCACTACGATACCTGTTTCATCTGAGTCCGCGTTAGAAGTTACCGCTGGGTCAAGCGCAACGATGATTTTAGTGAACACCACATTGCACGTTTCGCTAACCTTGGTCGGGCGTACTTTAGGCAGTCTGGTGGCATCTATAATCTTAGCGTTCCAGAGCGCCCCCTCTAAATTGTCCAGTACCTCAGCATAAAGCTCTTGCCTACCTAGAGTGGTTCCATCATATCGCTCTTTGAGCATTGCCAGTGCTGATGGTGCTAAGTTGGCCTCATTCTCAAACGTGCTACCTGTCGTGACCACTACGTCCTTGCGGTCTAATAACATACGGATAAGGGGTGTTGGCTTGGGGGTGGTGGTAATAATGCATTGGGGGTTATCCCCTAAGCGCAGAGCAAACATCAACTGATCAAAGGCCTCAGGGTATCTCCATGCCGCCAATTCATCGCACCATGCTCTATGAAACTGCGGACCTCGCAATCTGTCAGGTTCGGTGGCTGAGAAGCCGTATATAATTGAACCGTTAAATAGGCGTATCTCTGATGCTGAGGCGTTATAGCCTTGACCCCTGCCTTTCAGCATACACTCCACTGGCATGGTTTTTAGTATCCCTGACACCCCGCCAAAGGCAACACGCCTAATATCTCCGAAAGTTGGCGTTATCACTGCGACCTGTACGTTTGGGTTTCGCAACGCATAAAGCATAGCGTCAGCCGCACCCGTTCTAGTCTTGCCCCAACCCCTGCCCGCTAGGATTAACCATATATTCCAATCAGTGCCCGCTGGGGTTATCTGAGTTGGTCTAGCCGTACTGAGCCAATCAGTGTAGAGACTTGCTACCGCCTTGTGACCTTGCGTTCGCAAGCTCGTCAAGTTGTTCCATAACTCTATTGAAGGCTTCTGGATTGCTGACATCGGCTGATACCTTTGATATTTCCTGAGCTTGGCCTAGTGCTAACTTGCCTAGCTTCTGCGCGTTTTGGGCAACGTGAGATGCCGCCTGTAATTCCTGAATGCTGAGGGCCTCTACAAAGGGAGCGCCCTCTGGGCCTTTTTCATCATCTTGTGCCCGCCTGAGCCTTTGCCCTACCCTGAATAGCATTGCTTGAGCTATCTGTATTGCGGTATCGTCTAGCCGCTTAGAATCAGATAGCATTCGCTCTATGCGCTGTTCATCCAGTGCTAGTTGAATCTCAGTCTGAATTTTACTTTTTTGGCCCTGCCAATTCTCATCACCTGAGTGCCTATAAAGCGTTGTCGTGCCCACCCCATGCTTAATCGCTAAGAATTGCATTGTAGGATATTGCCTGACACCCTCAGAATCAGTAAACCCATGAACAAACTCGTCCCTAATAATTACCTTTAACACCTCCGTTAGTTTCACACTCATAGCTTAACCGCCCTCACTTTTTACCACTTTTTCCGCTTTTTCCGCGTCTTTAAACTCTTTCTTAATTCTAATCTGATGTTTAGTTACCCATGCCTTATTGTAATCCGTATTAGCAAATAGCTTAGAAAAGCCTGTTATATGCTTCAATCTGAGCAATTCGTCAGGTTCCATCCCTAGGTGATTACATACTTCCGCATCTTCCCATCCGTTGTCAAGCATGGAAAAAACCATATTGGACATTCCGCTAATTGAATGCTGTCCCCTAGCGCGGTTGTGTCTAACGGTTGCGGCCATCCTTTCGTTAATATCTTTCTTGATTACCACAATGGGAACCCGCCCTCCCGTTGATTCAAATATATCCTTATTATTCTTACAAATAAAGTATCTGTGGAAGCCATCAACAATCACGTATTTTTTCTTTTCCTCATCCCATATAGTAACAATCGGTTGCGTGTAGCCGTCATGCTTAATTGAGGTATGGAGCAATTTCATCTCCTGTCCCGCGACTGAGTTAGGGTTGTAGTCGTTTGGTTCCACATCCTCTACCGATACCCATAGAACTTCACTAATTGGCTGGTCTGGTATATCACTCATTCGGGGTGCCTCGCTGATGTGGCTTAATGAACCTTAGGTCGCGCTCTGGGCGGTTCCAGTTAATCTCTAATCCACGTTTGAATTTTAGAAAGTTTATTGTCTCTGGTCTCCCTAGGAAATTGGCTATCTTCGCAAACTCAAAGTCATTTGCCAGAATGCCAAGGATTTGGGACTTGTACATCTCATGTATATTGTTCATATCATGGAACTTGCTATCCATCCACACATGCTTTTTATCTAGCTTGGCCCTCACCTCATCGTCTTGGATAAGGTTTTCGCATAGGTGGTCTCGGTACTCCCGCCAATCTTTAAACATAAACGGCAATTCATTGGCCCTAAACATCTCGTTTTTCTTCATGTGTTTAGCTTGATTAATACCCTTGAGTCGCTTAGTAAGCGCATCCCATGTGTCACCCTCAATTTCATGCAGGTAAAATAACTGATCAACCGCTGTCTCATGGTGAAGATTGCTAACCCGCATTTTGTAAGGTGATATGCCGTACCTATAAAACTCATCATAAACCTTGCAGTAATCCCAGCTATGATCATGGATGGCTTTCCAGATGTCAGTGTAGCTCCAGTCATAGAGCGGATAGAAAACGTAGTGGCCCTGCTTTTCATCGTACACCTTGCCATAGGTAATATCTTGATAGGTTGCTCCGTTGGTTAAACCCGCTCTCCTATTCGGGCTTTCCTCGGCTCTGACACCCCCTAGGAGCGCAACCGATTTGCCTTTGTAATGCTTGGCTAGATACTTGGGGAACATATTATAAAATCGGTCAGTGCCATAATCATTAACCTTGATGCTGCAGGGGTCTTTCTCCCGCATGTGTTCCTCGTTTAAATCCCAGCAATTCAGCCACGGATATTCCATCGTAGTGGCGTTGAACAATTTGATAGGAACCTGCAACCAGTGGGGCGTAACCTCATCCCGATACATAACCTTTTTAACGTAGTCAACAACGGCTTTCCACTCAGCCTCTTGGTCTAGGAACATAACCGTCAAAGGCAATCTATTTTCTTGCCTAGCGACAATCAGTGCCATCTCAAGCGTTACGGTGCTGTCTTTGCCTCCGCTAAAGCTGACCACCACCTCGTCAAACTCTCGGAACAAAAAGGTAATGCGATCTAAAGCTTGGTCGTATACGTTATCTTTCAAAAATATTTTCATTGTTTAGTTATCTTTGTCGTAGCCGCAAATAAGATGCTTTTCTTTATGCAGTCCATAGGGTCAAGTAGCACATGCGAGTCAATAGATACCGCCACGTTCCATATTGCATCATTATTTTTATGCAATACCTGATGGGGAGAATGCGTGTCCAATATGTAAAACACTCCACGCTCAAGCAAGAGTTCATCCTTATTTATTCCTCGGACGACGATGCCATCATCAACGCGCACTTTTAGGTGATGAGAGTATCGCGGATAGGCGAAGTCAGTATGTAACGGAGTCCCTTTTCTCACCCCAATCCAATGGGGGTCGTTGGTTTTCACCTCCTTTCCTTTGGCATCCTTTGACCTTCCCCACGTCTGTAGTCTGTAACCCTTCGTCTTAAATATAACTTCAAGCTCGTCATTAGTCGGTATTTTGACCGAGCTAGGCATATCAATTTTAGCCGAGTAAACCACTGGGTTATCCCTTTGGCCCTCCTTTAGTGGCGCATCCCATTTCACGTCAGCCATCAATGCCATCCTCAAAAGTGAACGATTGCCTGTTGGTGCTAGCTCTCCTAGGGTCAATTATTGATTTGCCAATTCTATGGTCTACCAAGCTAGGGCAGTGAATCCAATAGCGCTGTCTCGCTTTATTCAGGTAATCAGCCACCATTGAATCTAGTGGGTGCGATTTGTGACCTATATTGGCGTACTTTTTACTGTAGGCCAATATCCCGCGCGACATCTTTGGGGGAAAGTAAGTGCATTGCGCCATTAAGTATGAACGACCACTATCGTATCGGCTCCCTTGCGATAAGTCGGCTTTCCTCATGCTGAAAAACTGGATTAAAGAATTTGGTCTTTCAGATACAACCTGCTCTAGTTTGGATTCAAAGTTTTTGGTTATCCAAATATCATCCTCTAAATTTACAACCGCATCCGAGCCCGACATTTCAAGCGACTTCAAGAAATTGCCCATAGCTCCAAGCTCGCTGTCATAACATACCTCAACGGATGGGATTATGGCTTTAACGTAGTCGGCGTAATGCTCCCGACCAGCGCAAGTCCTTAAAATATACCTCAAAATAAAATTTTCCTGTTTATGATAACCGCATTGTCTGGATTTTTATCCATAACCCAGTATTTGAATCCACCATAATCAAAGCAGACGTAAGGCCATCCCCTAAACTTCTCAGTGACCCCATGCTTTCTTACTAAGTGAGCGCACCTAGTAAAAAGTTTGGCATCCTCCCAGTCTGTTTGACGAGTGTAGTAATGGGGGTTTTTTGGCATCGTTTTAGCAAAAACCCATTCGTGCCGTTCAAGACAAGCCGACACAAACTCTTTCTCATCATATTCCGTCAAAGATGAAACTCTCCGCGCAATGGGGACACATTACCTCCGTCCCTCTGGCAGAACGGTCGCCCGTCAGCCTATCCATATTGTCAGACATCGCTCCAGCCGTTTTATTTATGTCATCGGCAGTCACATCGGTATAGCTGGTTGATGGGGATAAGTTGGGCTTAAAATCCAAGTCAATTGAATCGTCAAAACCAATAAGGCCCAAATCAAAACCCGCCCCGCCAATCTCTTTTAGCTCCGCAAAATACAAAGCGCTATCCCACTCACTACCCTCCGCTAATTTATTGTCCGCAATGACGTACGCTTTTTTCTGCTCCTCACTCCATCCAGAGGCAACCACGCAAGGCACAAACTCCATCTCTAATCTTTGGGCGGCGTACAGTCGACCATGCCCCGCTAAGACCATAGCGTCCTCATCAATAATAATCGGGACTGTAAAACCCCACTCACGGATGCTATTGGCTAGCTGGGTAATCTGGTCATTGGAATGGACGTTTGGATTTCTATCGTAGGGAATCAATTCGTGGACTAACTTTTGAATCACTTCTGTGGCGTGAATCTTAGTCATTTGACTTTCTCGGTTGGTTGCCTGTCGTCTATTGTACCTCATGAGGAACCACCATTAAAGCCCGAAAAGCATAAAAACAAGCCCATTTAGTGCAGATAATATTTATGCGGGTAAAACGATAGCGTTAGAATGCATTACATGAGAGTATGGATTGTTGTATCCCCTATTGGCCCCGCTTCGTGTGGGGTCTTTTTTTACGCTTGTTTTTTAATTTTTGAATTGAGCCTCTGAAATTTTTATAAATTTTTGAGACGCGCTAAACACCATCAAAAAAACTTGAAAAAATTTGGCGCGGTTTTCGGGCCTCGGAAATTTTATAAAATTTTGAGCGACGCTAAAGGCTGTCAAAAAAACTTGAAAAAATTTGACGCCGTTTTGGAGAGGCTGGGAAAATGAAACTTTTGCGACCACCCCTGAGAGTGAGCGTTTACGCGGCCTGTAGACTGCCAGTTTCTTTGCGACCCTTTTTCTTAATTCGCGTTCAATTTGCGAAAAATTAAAGTGGCACTGAAAAAAGACGAAAACTTTTTCACTTAAAAAATTAAATTGGAATTGGGCTGGTATTTCCAAAAATTTGGAGTCGCGGCTTTCAGCGGACAAGTTTTTTTCCTCTTAAAAAGTTTTGACCGCTTTAGAGCATCCCAAAAAACGAAATTATTTGACGTTTCTCATGCTTACCTGCTTTGATCTCTCAGTCTCCCACTTAGCCTCTGAGATTCTCATTATCCGTTTTGCGGTTTCAGCCTTTACCCCCAAAGTCATAGACTCAAGGTAGCGTGATTCCCAATCAGTGTGAGTGCGAGTCAATCCCTCTGCCATAACACCTGATGCCTTGTTTCTCATGTGCGCCATCTTGATTGTAGCCTCCCATGCTTTAAAGCTGGATTCAACCGCGACTAGTAATAGCTGGGCAGTCTCATAATCCTCAATTGATCTTTGCCACGCATCAATGCACCGATCAAGCGGGTCAGCTTTCGGCGGGGTATACTGCTGACCCCTGTATGTATCATATTCATTGTTCATCTCGCTTTCTCCTTAGCAATTCATCCATGCTCACATCAAAAAACTCCGCGATCTCCTGAACCACCGTCACCCTAGGGTTAGATATTAGAGATAGCATTCTACTGATAGCTGGTTGCGGAACTCCAGTGCCTCTGGATATGTCGCTCTGGCTAACTTGATGCTCCCGCATTAGTCTAAATACGTTGCGGGATAGAGCCTGTCGCCTGTGTTTTTCCTGCGCGTTTCTCATCCTATTCATCACTTTCTCCTATTTCATTAAAAATTTAATGTCGTTAATGCAATCCACATTGACCTGCTGTGTCGTATACCTTAGAACCCGCCATCCGTGAATTAATGCCGCGTTATATTTAATACAATCTGATGAGTATCCTGCGCCCCTAGTGTGGCGACCCTTAGAATAAACGCCCCCCTCCACTTCAACCGCCAGCTTCAACATGGATGGTATATCCCCAATCACGAAGTCAAAGCGCCACTTCCTAGTCGGATGGAACCTAAATTCTCTGTGGAATGGTATCTTGTAGTGCTTCAATAACATCACCAGCGCACCCTCGCCCGTCACTTTAGTCATGCCGACTGCCTCCGTATCCATAGTTTTCTGGCGGTGGCTCAACAAATGATCGGCTGGAGTCGTCAAAATTAAATACCGCCTCACCTATCTGGCCGTACATTCCCTGCTCTCTAATTTTTCGGGTTATGACCCTACTGCTGTTATTATCAAAGTCTCTATGCACCACCACCACCGCATCCGCTTGGTTGTGCCAGTGAGCCGCGCCGCTGATGTCATAGGCTGTGGGAGCTTGGTATCCGTTGTGGTCTTTCTGTAACTTGGTCGGGTGAGCCACTACCCATGTCACGATGTCATACATCTTGCAAAACCTTTTGCACTTGCTAATGAAGTCGCGGATATGCTCATCCTCTCGGTAGCTTCCTTTCCTGCTAGCATCCACCTCATTGTAGGGGTCTATTACTATCCCATTGCATCCGAACTTCTGGATACTAACCTTGGCAAGCTCAAGAATTTTATCTATGGTCGGGATGTGCTCTCTGGTTTCAATAAAATAAAAGTGCTTTTGTATCCAGCGCATACCCTCAGTCGCTTCTTTCTCCGTCATTCTGCCATTGAAACCCTCATCAAATGGCTTTGCGTTATACATCTGCAAGAGCCTCCGAATATGCATCTTTGTTGACTGCTCTGGGGAGAAAATCACAAACTTCCATTTCTGGTTTTTCGCAAGCTGTAACAAGCATTGATCTAAGAATGTACTCTTGCCGTGATTAGGTATCCCCGTCCAAACATGGAAGGTTCCCTTCATAACCTTGTATATCTTATCTAACGAATGGTATCCAATGTTTACGGGCTTGGCATAATTGCCCCTATATAAATCCATGACCTCCTTGTAATAATTCCCCACCGTATAGAGCCCATCAACTGGGCAGGGTCTAGCGTTTTGTATCAACTCATAAAGGTATTCTTTGCCGTGAACCAGTAACACCTCATTGGCATCATTACATCCTTTTGGCGGGACAACGTACCAACATTTGACCTTGCCGTACCTATGCAACAACTCCAGTTTTAGGTTGTCCCCCGCTCCATCGGCATCGCAAAACAAAATTATCTTGTTTGCTTTGAGGGGGTGGGTCTGTAGGCATTGGAATCGCCTATCGTTTTCTTTGTATGCCGCTTTAGCTGGAGCCCCATCTGGCAGGGTGGTCACTGCATAAAACCCGCACTCATGGGCCGTCAGCACATCTAATTCGCCCTCAACAAATAAAACCGTATCTGCCTCCGCTACTGCTTGATAGTTGTAAAGTGATTTAACTGGGTCTTTGCTTTGCCTGAACCTTTTTACCGTTGTATTTTTATATTTGATGTTGTCGCACTTGCCCGACTCGCCGTTATAGGGAAAAGCTATCCACGTTTCCTTTTCTGAAAATGTACTAAATGCCTCATAAGTCTCTTTTGAAATGCCCCTTGATTTAAAATAATCATCTAAGAATGACGATGAGCTTAAAACAAAGTCTTTCCGCATTGGCTGGGCTTTCCTAGGTGTGCCAGACAATGCGCTTTTAGCCATGACCCCGCCTTTACTTTCGCAGTGGTGGCAGAAGAAAATTATCTTATCCATACTTATCTCTACGGATAACGGCCTATCGTTTGAGTCATGGGGTGGTTGGCATTCTGGGCATTTGATCTTGTAATTACCCTCGTCTAAGTGGTTGCACTTTATTCCATGCTTTTCAAATATCTCATCCTGCAAGGTCATTTTTAGTCCTTTTATTTCGTGATGGCGGGTTTCTATAATGTATATCTAATGTATTGGCGGACACTGGTGGCCTAAGTGGGTGGACACTGGTGGCCGAGGTAGGGTGGACGCTGGTGTCCATACCCAGTTTGTACATATTTGTTTTTCCAAAGCGTTTTTGTATCGTGATATACCCCAAATCTTCAAGGGTAGATATGCACCTACGCACTGATCTGTCAGAGACACAACATATTTCGGCAAGGTGTTTTTCGGATGGAAAGCATCTGTGTGTTCGTTTGTTTGCGTAATTAGCAAGCATGAACAGCACTAATTTAGTAGTCGGGGTCGGGCAGGTAAGGGGTCTTACCCAATTAATTGCGTCTGTACTCATAAGCCCATTATGGGCGTATTATTTATTATTGCAAGAGGTAAAAGTCGTTTGGCTCAACATTGCCTTGAGTTGCATTATGGATTACTTTCATGTCCTCGGTTCTAGGAATTCTTTGACCACTGCACCACTTCACCAGAGCGTGATAGCTAAACTCTGCCGAGTGATCTTGACGAGCAACTTCAAGGAATTGCTTTTGAGTCATTTTATTTTCTTTAAGCCAAGCTGATAATTTCATAAGTCCACCGCAATAATCTCCACTGGACAAAAGCGCTGATTTTTAGCTTACTTTGTCCACCTAAATAGCATGGTATCAAATAAGCTCTTGCATAACAACCCATATTGTCCCATAATTAGCCCATTAACTGATATAAGGTGCATGACGTATGGCGAACTCCCCCCCGAACAAACCCAACTTAACGCAAACCCCCATCACTGGGAGGCACCCTGTACTTGCGCCTAACGGCGGTGACAACCTTGAGGGTAATGATACTATGCAAGACATAAAAACGAATGACGCGCTCATTGCGGCGCTATTAGAGGCACAAAAGAACATTGGCCACGCTAACAAAAACGGCAAGAACCCTTATTTTACAAGTGACTACGCTACCCTTGAGGAAGTCATTACCACTGTAAAGGGGCCGCTAAATAAAGAGGGCGTATTTTTTCAGCAAATTAGCCATGCCTCAGATTACGGAGTTTCTGTTGAGACTATATTTTATGGACATGGTAGCTCTTTACCGACTGGGCCTTTCAATGTGCCTACAGATAAGCGTGACCCCCAAGGATATGGCTCTGCCCTAACGTATGCAAAAAGATACAGCCTGTCTATGGCTTGCGGAATTGGCCATCAGAAAGATGATGATGCTGAGAGCGCGATGATAGATAGAAAGAAAAGCGACCCAGTATATAGCGCCCCCCAGCGAACTTTTGCCCAAGACAGCGCAGGCACTCAAGCGGCTAAGGCAATGACGGCTCATGTTGACACTAAAACGATTTACAAAATAATGTCAGGCGACCAAATGATTGAGGCTAGTACAGGAGAAAGTGACTTCTTGACTCAGTGCAGAAAGCATCTAGGGGTTCCCAATACGATGGCCTGTAAAGATATTTATAACTCGGAAACCAAAGATCATATAAAAGCCGCTCTGTGGCAAAGCACGGATGGGAGCCAAATTAAAAACAGTTTCCAGCAACTAATCAACCTATATGAAAAGGCGGTGCCATTATGAAATTAGGATTAACGGATTACCTTTTTGAGCTAATGTCTGACGGAATGCCTTGGACTTTTTGGGATTTGCAAGAAACCATGAGTAGGCGATACGGTTGTTTTTATGGTGAACCTACAATTAGCGCGGGGCTGAGGACGCTTAGACATTATGACAAAAGAAAGAAGTTTGATTTGCCGCTAACTGGGGAAATTTTGCTTAAAGAGCGAACCCGCTTTTTTGATGGCACACTAGGGAGAGGCTATCAATACAGGCTGATTAAGACCAGCGAATTTCAATATAATTTACTAACCGAGGATGTATTATGAGTGACAACAATGATGAGTTAAAAGGCGCGTTTTTTGTAGACGGCAATTGCCAGATTATGAGTAAGGGCACCATCACGATTAATGGAGCGACTAGATACGCCTCGCTTATAAAGTCTAAGACACAAACAGGCGAAGAAATTTATGAGGTGGTGGTCTCGGCTGGCAGGGTGTTTTATAACCCGCCTGAGAAAAAGCAAAACGAGAAAGGCCCAGACCTGAGCGGAAACGTGACTATAGATGGGCTAGCCTATAAGTTTGGAGCTTGGAGCAATGTCGCTAAGTCAGGACAGAACTACTTGGGAATACAGATGCAACCAAAGGAAAACAGCAATAGTCCATTTGCGGGCCAGCAGAACCAGCAACCGCCGCAACAAAATCATCAACCGCCGCAACAAAATTATGCGCCGCCGCCCCAAAAAAGCAGTCCAGAACAAGGCTCGCCGCAACCTAAGAACGACTTTGACGAAGATGTCCCCTTTTAGATTTGTACCATTCTAGTTAATGCCGCTTGGTCGCCCTAACCCCTTAATTGGGGTTTTCGGGTACAAGAAAACTATCTAAGGTGATTAAAATGGAATTAAGTATTTACGTTGAACAATTAGACCCAGCAGTAATTTTCAAATCTGGCGGCATGGATGGGGTGCTAGAAAAGATACGGCTTGAGGTTGACGGGTTTGTCCCTGACCTAACAAGTGACAAGGGGCGCAAGGAAATTGCAAGTCTAGCGCACAAAGTGAGCAAATCTAAAACCGTTATTGACGCATACGGGAAAACTCTAGCTGATCAATTGAACGCTAGGATAAGGCCCATCAATAACGAGCGCAAAAAGTGTCGTGACCAACTGGACGAACTCAGAGATTATATTCGCAAGCCCCTAACTGATTGGGAGGAAGAGGTCAGGATTAGGATTGAAAAGGAGGATTTAGCCGCTGACATAGCAAAGTGCCTTGAAAATGCCTATCTAATAAATGACATCTTTGACCGTGACCTAGCTGACCAATTAGCTAAAGAAGAAGCGTTGGCCAAGAGTGCGGAAGATGATAGGGTCAAGGCTCAGGAAGAACGAGATAATGCGATCAGAGCTGAGGCTTTAGAAAATGCGGGATACGTCAATGTACCCATAGAGGGTCCGCATGATAACCTTCAACCTAAGCCAGAACCTTTAAGTTCATCCAATATAAATGATGCCCACAAAGCAAAGGTCAACAACATGATTCTTCAAAAATTTGTTGAAATGGGTGTCCCAGCGACCACTGCAAAGCAAATAATATTAGATATACATCGGGGCGAATGGCCGCACGTTTCAATAACCTACTAATCACCCTAGGCGAACACGATGAAAAAGATCAGAAAGAAAGATTCGGACAGATTCAAGGATAGGGCTCATCTTGAGTTTGTCGCTGATCTTGAGTGTTGCGTAAAAGATACCTCATGCAACGGACCAACCCAAGCGCACCACCTGATGAAACCTTGGGTCGGGACGCGAGGCATGGGGATGAGAGCAGACGACAGAAACGCCATCCCCTTATGCTTTTTTCACCACTCCCAGCTTCACGTTAAATTCGGCAATGAGTTTAAATTCTTCGCCCGATACTTTAGATCAGAAACCTACGGCCAAGAACTCGCTCAATCTCTCTACGAAAATAAATAAATAAAAGCCCATTTTGTGCTTGCACACCACCTAAATGTTTGCTATATTAAACGTACTTAATAAATAACTTAATAAAAGGTACTTGAAAATGGAAAATTATTTTAGAACTTTAAACGCTACGCGGAAAATGCACCAATTAGAACAGGTGGCTAAGGGTCGCAGGTTTGTAGATAAAACCGCGCTTAGGAAAAAAATGGAAGGGGCGCTAAAACGGCACCACGGAATTGTAGCCGAAGCCAGCTTTATCATAAGCATTTACAACGATGGGAGAACGAATTATGAACAGTTTATTGGATAGCTCAAACTATGTGCCAATCACCATATTAAGACAAATTAGATGCGGACAAGATAACAAAGGCACTAGCGGAATTGAAATGATGATGTGCTGGGCTTTCCAGAACCCTTGGGGAGAGTCTAAAATTACCGATGCAGGGTATGGGTTTTTAGAATTCACTGTTGATGGGGCGCTATTCAAAGGCGAGGTAAGAGTGACTTTAACCCTCAGTGATACCTACACCATCACCTTTATTGATAACCTGAACACTCAGGAGGTGGTAGTTGAGACCATTACTGGTGTGTGTTTCCCAGAACTGCCTGAAACAATTGACCGCTACGTAGAGTCTGGACAATGAGCGCCCCTAGCCCCTTTACGATAACCAACATGGATAACGATACTATTGTGGTTATTTCTGGCCAAGCCGTGACACTTGCGGAAGCTCAGAAGTTTGTTGATGGCTACGTTCAGCTAATCACCCTAGGCGATGGCTCTCAGGCTTTAATGAACGAGGACAGCAGGGGTCGCGATGGAAACCGACTGCTACCCAATAAAGCCGCTACCGCGATGCTAAAACCAGAGGGTGTCGCAATGTCTTCAACTGGGATTCGCGGGAATGTGTTAATACTTAAAAACGGATACCGCTGGACGTAGCACAAAATGGGCTTGTTTATCAGGCCAAAAAGTTTATAATATAAAACAGAAAGGAGATTTATTGTGGCAAAGTTTTTTAATTTTGAGCAGTTTGAAGATTCGTTTAAGGCTAATGAAGTCGCCAAAGGCATCACTGAGTTAGTTGTTAATGATTTAGTGCTGACTAGCATAAAACATAACTATCCTGAATTTGTGGCTGAGTACGGAAATAAAGATGCCGACATTAAAATGGCCTCTATATTTGGCGAGGCTTGGGAGAAAAATAAAGAGGTTGTCTGGCAGTGGTTTGATAGCTCCGCTGGAGTTGTGGCATGACTAGGGCGGTGTTGACTCTAAATAGACAAGAGGTTTATGTGCTACTTGAGGCGGTGATAGATCGCAAAGCAAGCGTTAGAAACTTGCCGACCTTAACCGCAGAGCTAGATGAGATACAGAAAGCCTTGACTGTGGCGGCTAAGAAGTTTGCTTTGGACTCATCCAATGACATTAACTAATGATATGTTATCTAGGCACTGTTGCAACAGAGGCGATGCTTGGATGGAAGCTGATGAAACGCCATACCAAATGATTGTTTGTGATATTTGCGTTGACGTAAAAATGCGCGACTACCGAAAATTGATGCTAAAAAATAAAGGAAATACTGATGAAAATACCAACCGAAATTAACGGCGCAACATTGAGAGCTTTGCGGCTTTCTACTGGCGCGACTCAATCAGAGCTTGCAGAACACCTTGGATACTACACTAAGGGAGAGCCTAACCGCTCCTTGATATGTAGTATGGAAAATGGCAATCGGGATATTAACATTAGGATTCAGATGTTGATTAGATTGTTTTTTGAAAATAAGGAGACTAGTGATGCCAAACGATGAAGAGACGATTAAAAGGCTTTCTTTGGAGAGCATGGAACTAGCTAAAATTCACCTCTCCAAACTTACTGCGGAAACCCATTGTCGGGGCGGTGTTGACCTTGCCGACTCCATGATAAAGGCGCTTAATTTAATAGATTGGGATGCCAAAGAAAAGAAGATTTGGAGCTTAAACGATGTCATGCACATCCTTGAAGGAGTTAAAAGCGAATGGAAGAAAACCCATGCAGAACATTCTGATGAGGTGGCGCATTGATTATCTTGGGATGGAATGGTAGCGGCGAAGATTGGCTACATGGTGATGAGCATCTAACCGACGAAGTTGAGCAGGTTGATGAACGAAAATTCGTGACGTACAGCAATGAATGGACTGACCCCCGTGAAGATGTGCCAGACGAAGGAAGTACAGTTTTCGCTATGGTAACTGGTCATGGAGATTGGCCTATAGCTCTAGACGTTAGCGTTGAGCATGGAGCCCCGATTGTTGAGGGCAACTTAGGTGCGTCAATGCGCTGGTCTAATGAAGAGGGAGCCGTGGATGTAGGCACTGTAGATATAATTGCATGGCGACCTATGATTGATTTACCGATGGAGGGGGCTCTCTAATGGCGATGTATTGGTGCGGCTATTGTCACGTACTTGTAGATGATGATTATCACCCTATGGAAACCGTGGCTAAACATGGCGATGTATGCCCTAGCTGTAAAGATGAAATTGACGATGAAAAGGATTGTGACATTAATTTAAAACCAGTGGGGGTGAAGTAATGATTGTATCAGAACTAATTACACATTTACTGACATTGCCTCAATGTAAAAGCATTGTGTGTCAAGTCGTGGGTCAAGACAAGAGTGGTGCATGGAATATGGGATTTGAATTCTCTGATGTACCGTCAAGTTGGATGGTACAGTTAAAAGTGGAGCATCCCGCTCTAATAACACTATCCGATACAACTGGATGGGAAGATGGCAACATACACCAAAAACCTGAATTAGTGGAGGTGAAGTGATGCTACTTAATATTTATTGGACGGTTACCCTTATTCTAGGACTGCTAGTGTCCATGCATAAATTCTTTAAACCCGAAGGGGCTGAGTTGCAACCGCGCTTAGTTGAACCTTTGAGGTTTGTTATGTGTTGCTGGTATTTCGCTACCTGCTATCTCGGCATTCAATGGATCTGGAGCTGATTGATGAATAACTTTGCTGATTTAAAAAAGAAAAAGGATAAGTCATTAACGATAGCCTGCTGGGTGGCTCTTGGCTTGTTTTGGGTGTCAGGCGTTATTGCAGGAATGGTTATTCAAGATGCCAATGCTACTGGCGAGTGGAAATCAGAAACTACGCAATCTGAGTGTGCCAAGTACAATCCAGACACTCAGCAATTTGAAGGGCTAAGGGAGTAAGGGTAATGGACGAATTAAAAAGTAAGGCAAAAGTTGGTGTCAATGCAGAGCTTAAGAAAATGATGCCTGAGATCGGAGCGGCGGCCAAAGAAATTGTGGCCAAAGCACGGGTGGCAAAGGGCGTTGTAGATGCTCTACCGAAAGACTCTTTCATCTTCTGTAATGGCGAGCAAGTCCTAGTGCTAAATAAGGACGGTTTTCACTACAGGGGCGAAACAATCACCGACGCGGGGGCCGCTTATAAAATCTTTATGGAAGTAATGGGTGGCATGAAAAAGACGCAGGAGACAGAATAATGGACGAATTAAAAGAAAAGGTTACAAATGGCTCAGTCTACCTAGACCCTGCGGAGCTATGCAGTTTAACACCGCCAGAGTATTCCGATTGGAAGTGTTACCTGTTTGGCGGGTCGGCCACGGGTTTGTCTTGGATTCCATATAAGGGTAAAGAGCCTAATTGGTTTTGGCGAAAAATGCAGTATTTGATACTTGGCAATCGCTGGGTAAAGGAGGTGAAGTGATGAGGGGCTATGCAACCCTGATCTGGGCAACGATGTTAGCGCATATAGCACTGCTCGCCCTTATTACTAGCATGTTTTTATTTAGTGGGTCGATCACATACAAAGAGCCTTACGAAAATGTGCTCTGGTGTTGCCTTGCGGCGTTTTTGTTGTCAGGGGTGTATGCGGTCATTCTTATGTTGATTAATGCCTACCGAGCAGGTAACGAGGGTAAATAAATGATAGAAGTTAAGATATGGTTTACGGTCATGCTTGCGTTGCTTGCAGTGATGGCGTGGTCTGAGTGGAGCGGAAAGTTCCCCAACCTTACGGCATATACGTTGCGGGCTTGGGTAGGTCTGAATGTCGCCGTGTTAGCTTACGGCGTATATGGACTGGAATCGTGAAAGACATCAAATACAGATGCGGATGGTGTGGCACACCCACAAATAAGCATGGTGTCGCGATTCATGTTGATCTTTTTAATGGAGTGCCAAAGGATGAGGCGGCTTGGAATGCGGCGACTAGCGTACATGGCGATTGCTGTGAAGATCAAGAGCAGTTAGATGCGGAGCGTGATTTTCAGCGCAGAATGGCAGAATTTACTGGTGGATTCATTTAAGCGAGGTGAAGATAATGATTACTGAAAGAGAAAAATATTTAATGCAAGTATTTGCAGATGTTCAACCTCTGCTTTCCGATGGTCAAACTCTGGATGATTGGCTGGCAGTAGGAAGCAGTGCAGGATTAACCGTTGGACAGAAGTTGAGCGTAAAGGTGAATGAAGCTATAAAAGATTCATTGCTGGAGGTATCGGCTTTGAATGATCTGGGTGAGTGGTTTCTTAAAGACATTACTTTCAGGCGCGTATGGATATATGTTTGGGTGTCCTGTTATTTTGCTGGAACAAAGATTATTGATTGGGTGATGTAATGATTACTGAACGAGAAAGGTTTTTGATGCGGGAAGCCATGAAAGCAGGTAGCTACTTACAGGGCTCTAATTTAGATGCTTGGTTAAATGAGCGCATAGATGATGTCGGCCATACCGTAGCCGATAGATTGGGGCATGATGCCAATGTAAAGTTTCCGAGGGAGCGCAAAGGGTGATTATCGCGCAGTATTGCGATGCTCACGATGTTAGGTTAGTCTATGATGAGGATAAAGAGTGCTTCTTATGCAATGTTTGCGAAGAGGTGAAAGCCGAATATAACGGACATAAGGGTAAAATCTAATGGACATGATATTAGGAATATTAATCTTGATTGTATTTTGTGTGGGCTTGCGAGGCGCGTATCTGGTGGTGCGCGACAAGCAGGTTGATTGGGAGAGTGAGCGTCGGCGAACTAGCAACAAAAAAAGGCAAGATAAACTCAAATAATGTTTGCAATAGTAAACTTATATGCTATTATTACCTTACATTAATAAATAAAAGGTACTTGATATGAAAAATTCAGAAGCATTCCTAAATAGCGAAAACGCATTGATTGAAGATGCGATTGATTTTGCTTTTAACCATAAAACCGCTGACGGCGCGATTAAGTACGCCGAGCTAAAAACCTTTGTGAATGGCCTTGCTTGCGGCGCTAAGATGAAGAAAGAAATCCTTTGGTACATTGGCTCAACCTATACCTGTACAGTAGGAGAGCCGATTGAGGGCGCTGAAGCGGACTTGGCCGACCACCTTTTGTATACTACTCGCGACTGCCCCCATTTTGATATGTGAAACTAACTCAAATTAATAAAAGGTGCTAGATTATGAAAACATTGACAGCAAGAATAGTGACTGCGGCAACAGCTATGACCACTCGCTACAGCAAGCGACTTGAAGTGATGAACGCTCTGAGTGGTTGCCACATTTTATTTGAACTAAATGACAGCCATCGGACTGAATTTAAAAGCGCCTCGGTTGAGGTTTTGAGGCGCAGAGGCTTTGGCTCCACAAAAAACTTAATGAAAGGTATTGGATAATGGAAACTATAGATATGACCACTTTAGACGCGATGCAAAAGCAACGAGATCATATAACTGCTGGCGCATTAAACGCAAAAAAAGCAGTGGATAAGATTACTTGCGAGTTCCAGTGTTCCACTAGTAAGGATTGGCCTTTAAGTAAATTTGACCGAAAAGTGGAGTCTTTGAAGTGGTGGAACGGAGAATATGTTGACCACCTTTATGGCATCCATTGGTTGACCGATAAGATTGTAAAGATGGGCGGGATTGCATGAAGAGCAAGCCTCGGAAAAGATACAATAAGGACCTGCCAAATGGTCATATATTCATTGACCAGCTAGACCCTCAGAAAACATTTTTTACAGATCACTTGGAGTTGGGGCTTCGGCCTCGGCACTACGCCGACCAGATCATAGCAAAGAAAAGCCGAGCGGATAGGCGGGAATTGCTAGCAAAGGTTCCAGAGCATTATCGTGACTTAGTGGAGACCCATGTAAAGATAGCCTTTGATAGACTCGCTAACCCCAAACCTTAACTTTTGTGCCGCCCCAATATTCCACTGCATGACCTTCATTAATCAATATCTTGCACATATCCTCACCCCCATCAGTGTATGGCACCCCTAATATGCGTCCGTATTTGCCCCTGCCGTGAGAACTAATTGTCAGGGTGCCAGTGCATAGCTCAATCAAACGCTTCTTAGCGGCTAAACCAAGGGCTTTCTCGGATAGGTTTTTTGTGCGACTCTCTGGCGTGTCAATGCCAACTAATCGGACTCTTTGCTTTTTGAGCCAGACGTTAAAGCCGAGGTCAATATCTATATCAATGGTATCGCCATCTACGACTCTGTCTAATTTGCATCGGTAAACATAAGGGGTCATTTTTCTTTTGCTCTTTCTGAGGAGTATTTTATATTCAGACCTGCAAGGGTGCAGAGCCTATTCTTTTCGTCCAGCCCTTTGTCCGACAGCCTGAATCGTCCATCCGATGCGTTAGGCACAACATACCCGCGCTCAATGGAGTCAGATATTAGGTTGCTTGGCACCGTATCATTAGACATGACTGCCAGCAACCCACCTAGGCGATTAGCTTGGGTTTTTGATAGGCTCATTTTATCTCCAGCGTAAAAGATTGATTTTCAAGTTCGTCGCGCATTAACAGTTAAACGTGCGCCCATTCTTCACCTAACCAAAGAAGGGCCTCGGCCTCTCTTCGGCGCACAAGTCCGTCAAGAATCTTGCCGCCCGCCTTGTTCCAGCGTCTTATCTGGAAAGGCACATCATTCACATCGTTCTCGTTTAGCTTGGACAGCAAAGTAGATGATTTTAAGTTAGTTGGCCCCAGGTTAAAGGTCCAGGCGACTAAGGCATCAAATTGATTTTGAGAAAGCGGGATATCGACCAAATCATTAACATATTTTTCAAACTCTTTTAAATCTGATACTAAAATTTTCTCAGCTTCCTCTATGGTGCAGGTTCCCCCCTCGGAAACGCCCCTAGTATGTCCGTACCCTATCGTCCACACTTTTGCGCTGCACTGGTAGGCTTCTATCTCGCATCCCTCAAATTTTTTAATTAGGGCAATGCCCTCACCGCTAGTTTGCATCTGTAACATCCTCACTTGATGGGTTTTTGGGCTTATTAATATCCTGATAATACTCAACAACCGAGCGCAGTTGTCGGATGTATCTTTTGATCTCAGACAAATTGTTTGAAAGATTTTCATATCCCGTTTTCGTCAATCCATAAAAAGCGTTTTGTGGCGCGTCCCCGCTCTCTAGGTCCTTTAAATAATCAGCCATAGTAATTGGCGTCAATACAGTCCACTTGACAGGAAGGGAGCTAATCTTAGAGGGTAGAGGCGGGTTGTAAACCGTCTGTTGCCTAACCACTTTGATAATTTCAATAGGAGCTACTTCTGGCAATGACTGGCCCCTACCAAATAGTGAGCATCCGCTAATCAGCAGTAGGAGTGGTAATATTTTCCAGCTCATTCAAAACCTCCAAAGTACCCTTATTAATAATTTTCTCAATCAGTTTAGGCTTGCGAAGACTCAAAGAATTTAGATCATGCTTTGCAAATGTTTTTCTTACCCTAGTCACTTCCATTTCTGCCGCCTGCCGATCTTTCTCCAGTGAGGATATTTGTTGCATGGTATCATACTGATTCTGAAGCAAGCCTTCAATATGATCGTTTTGGCTTCCAATTTCTTGCTCAAGAGTCTTTTGATTAGCAATACTTTGTTCTAAACGCGCCCTTGCAAGCTCTTTTTCAGCCTCGGCTTGATTGTAATACATCTTAAAACCACCCAAAGAAATAGCGAGAGCGACGGTTAATCCTGCGCTAATTTGCCACATTTTTCAATCCTCGTTAATCAAACTGTACACTGCAAGCCTCTCAGCCTGTTATTTTGTATGGCTTGTTTTTCAGCGCCCTTGTTCTTTAGGTAGGTGCCGCCAAGATTTGTGAGTCCGTTAACTATCGCTCCAAATATCATATATTTCTCCTTTATGGTCCGTAGACGTTAAATCGGTAATAGACTTCGGTTGATGTAGTGTACGCTGTATAAATCTTATGTCTCGCCTCTATGGTCAACTTTACCACAACAAACGCCTCAGACATGCTATTCGCTACGCAAGTAATTTGGGCAACCCCATTTGAACTCCAAGGCGAGGTGATCGGGTCGCTGGCAGTTTCTACGTTGTATGACGTTCCATTCAATACGGCTGTGGTAGCGATGCCTCCCGCAAGCTCATTATATATCTCTTTATCATGGACAAACCGATATTCAACAAGGTACTTCATGGAAGGGCCATAGCCTAACGTCCAATTATCTGTGCTAAAGGTGATTACTCTAGTCACAGCGCCAGAGCCAGTATCTACATTCTCAAACTGATTGCTTGGGGCCGATGAGAAATATAGCGTCGTGCAAGAGCTGTAAAAATCCTGCAAATCTATCACTCCGCTCGTTGGGATGTTGCTATTGGTTGGCGAGCCCGATGTAATGTTTGGGACGTAAGTGCCATTCCGATAATAATTCCCCATGGCCGCCACGCCGTAAATTGGGCCGTAAGTTGCGGGACCAAATAGCTTCCGAAGGTTATCCAGTGAGATAGCCCCGCTAGTTACGCCTAACGGTATCCGAGTCCCTGCTGATGGATCGGCGGCGTTGACAATTGTAGAGGTATGGCTAACGCCGCTTATCGTCACCGACGCACTGGTTGACCCCCCATAGCTAGCCGAGGATGTTCCATAAACGTAAACCTCTTGGTTGTTGCTAGCCGTCTTGTTTGATGTGCTAGGGGTGCCACCCAAGGTGAGACTGGTTTTAGTCCCCGCTGTTCCAGAGGCTACAACCGTCACGCTCACGTTGATTCCTGTGACCGTAAAGCTACCTAAAGGATAATCTTGGCTGGGGTTGGCGTCTGAAACGCTATCAAAAGAAAATGCGTCAGGCGTGTTGTCAGTGCTAGAAATGACGTTAAGATATATCGTGCCGTTGCTAACGCCAGAGTGAGAGCAAGTAATATTGACAGTGGACGCTGTGGGAGATGTTTTGATTGTTCTCGTTTGGCTACTGCCCTCAGACAGTGACATATTAGAGTTAGAGGTAAACTGATTAGTTGAAAAGCCAGTAACCGTAATTGTACCGCCATCACTCATTGCGGAATTATGAATGATAGTTAAGACATCACCCGCCTCCATGTTCAACCGACTACCAGATGAGCCACCGCCTAGAGTCCCGACAAAGCCAGCATCATCATCAACATAAATATTTACTGTGCGATTGGACATTATTCTTTCCCTTTAATACTAAACCCAAACAGCCGCACAAATATCTTGAACCAGTTGTATCTGACCACTAATTACAGTGGGTTCACCTTCAGCATCAAAGCGGTTTAAATGTGTAACGTGATTTGAGATTGCGGGTAATTCAGCATCTTCCGTATCATCAAAGGTAATCAACATGACCACCATTAATCTTGGGTTGCCTTCATTGGTTGTCGGGTCATCGCCTGTCGCGGGATATGTTTCAAAGCGTTGTAGCACTTCGGTTTTTGTAATAGCCATTATTTAGTTTCCTGTTCGGATAGTTTGGTTTCTAGTGCGTTAACTTTGTTTGTTAATTCTTTTATTGCCTCAATTAATACTGGAACTAGCTTGTCGTAATGAACGGTTAAATAATCTTCCTCTAGCCCTTCACTGATTGGCGCTATACCAACAACTTCAGGAAATACCTTTTGGACTTGCTGGGCGTTGACACCTATTTGCCTTTTGTCATTTATGAATCCCAGTTCTTTTGCTTTTGCGTTTTCTGTAAAGTAATAACCGCCTAACTGCATTACCTTATCTAAAGCGCCATCTATTTTGCCGTGAAAATCCTTTAGCCTTTCATCAGAATAATAAGCCGTGACATTGCCTGTAACTCTAAACTCACTTGTTGTTGCCAACATATAAGTAGAATCAGGCACTTGTAATTGGTTTGATGAGTTGTTGCCGCCGCCTCTTATGTGGACCGTGGAACCGTCTTTAGCACTTACATAAGTATGTCCGTCTGAGATTCCTGAAAGTATCATGTAATCAGATGTGCCAGATTGGTAGGCAGTTTTCATTCCTATATAATCGCCACTAACGGCATACGCTTTATCACCAAGGATTAAATTGCCGCCGTCAAAATAACCATCATTAATATTCGTTAGGTTACGGCTGGCATCTATTACTGTGGTGGTGCCGACTTTTAATACACCTGTACCAATAGTCAAGCCGCCGTAGGTTGTTATCACCCCATCTACGCGCAAATTAGCAGGGGTATATATCCCATTACTAAACTCTGACAGTTGATTTAACCTTAACCAGCCATCATTGTAGTCTGCTGATAAAGCGGTTCTGTTATTGAAAGAAATGCCTCTAGCGTCAGTAGTTGAATTTGCAGAAAAATTAAGCGCGTCTGTTGTATCTACGCTGAGTGTGACTGCTCCAGATGACGCTACTGTTCCTGCCGTAATGTTGCGACTGGCATCAATGACTGTAGTGCCGCCCATTTGGATAATGGATGAGGATTGAAAATCAAATGATGCGGCAGAGCCATCCACAGCAAGAAGGCATGTCCCTTTGCCATTACCAATACGGAAGTCCCTGAAATATGACCAGCCGTCTTGGTACCCTCTGTAGTTAATCCACATATCACCCGCATCAGTCGCGGTGTCATACTGTCCGTTGAGTGTATTGGCGTTTGTTGGCGATATATAAAAAGATGACCCAGCTTCGCGGAACTTAACCATGTTTACGTTAGATACGTTCCTACTAGCGTCTATTACTGTGGTGCCGCCCATTTGTATGGGCTGGCTCGCATTTACGGCTGTTGAAGTTAACTGTAATACGTTTGCAGTCGCTTGAGGGTGAAACGATACATTGCCATTTGAGTTGTATATATTGAGAGCGTCAGCCCCTCCCCATGCACTATATGCTGACCCAGTTTTCCAAAGTTGTGCATTGCCGTCATTGGTTGTCATCATAAATGAAGAATATGATGTTTGAGTCGCATTACCAACATTTAAAACTAGGCTCGTTGAAGTGCCTAAAAAGTTATATGGAGTAGATCCAGCGCCTGTCGCGGTAATCGTTCCTATATTTGTAAGGTTACGGCTGGCATCTATTACTGTGGTGCCTCCCATTTGAAGATCATATAAAAGATTTACATATCCGCGCCCAATCTGCATCTGCTGTTGCCATCCAGCACCATTATTAGACCAGAAACTTTGAACCGTTCCGTTGGTGTCAATAGCTGAATGCGCGGTGTTCCCAGAACCTTGCCAAAACGATGTTGAACCACCAGTGCCGTCAAGGTAGAGAACGCGAGATGTGGTGCTTTTCATCGTGTTTTCAAAGGCGGTTCCTGCTGGGGTAGTATCTGCGCCTGATGCATTAAAGGTGGTTCCAATAATATTCCTACTGGCATCTATTACTGTGGTGCCTGAAATCTTTAAGGAATGGCTAACGATGTCAATATCACCACCCATAGTCCAGTTGCCAGATGTAGACATCAACGTTGCGTTCGTTGCACTGCCTGAAGGTCTAAACTGTAGTGCGCTTGAGTTCTCGGCTGGATTAGCGGCAATATCCCATAGGATTGACGAGCCATTTAACATGCGAGCGTAAGCCCAACCCCCATCTCCGTCTAATTCAATGCGAGTATTAAACTGGTTAATGCCTGTCCATAATTGTGATGCGGACAGTACGCCATACCCTGCCGAAGCATGATTGCCCCAGCCGTAAGCGGTATTCCAATTGGTAGAGTTGTTTGTAAATGGCAAGACGTAATTGTTTGCATCTGTAGCTATAGTATCCAGCTTCGTACCGTCTGTTGCTACGTCTCTGCCGTCTACGGTTCCACTAACAATAATGTTGCCAGTAATATCAAGCGGCTTGTTCATTGTCCACTTGTCACCGACTGCAACGTATTTTAACTCAGCATCAGCACCGCCTACAGTTAGTCCTGCACCGTTAGCGGCAGAGGCATTAGCGGCATCTTTAGCCACCTTGAAATTAAGGTCTGCTATTTCAACCACTGTGGAGTTTATAGTTGTCGTGGTTCCATCAACTTGCAGATTGCCCGCGATAACGACTAGGCCTGTATCGTCGCCGTGAGCCGCTGGGTCAATAGTGAATGTAGCTGGCCCACGCAAATATCCACTTAGAGTCATATTGGTGAGGCTTTGGTCTGCGCTTAGTGCCAGAGTAAAGTTAGCTGAACCAGTAAGCTGATTAGAGCCACCTGTAAGGCCACTGTTTGCCGCTGTAGTAATGTTTACAGAGGTTATATCTGCCGCGCCTACTGTTTGAGAAGCACCTCCATCAACAAAGAATCCACCATCTGTTGTGTTGTCTGTTATGGCAAAGGTTCGCGAGTCCGAAGAAGTGACCTTGATGGATGCGGTGTTATATCCTGAGCCATCATTAGGGCGCATGAAGGTCTTAAAGTAATAAGTGCCAGCGGCTAAATCTGTGATGGTAGCGGATAGAATAATCTGTCCGTTGGCATTCACATCTAAATGGTTGTTCCTGACGTTTGCTCGCGCTCTCCATGTTCCTGGGGGTTCAGGGTCATAGAACCATAAAACGCCATCTTTGACGTAATCGGTGTTCATTGTGTACCGAGTGTAGTTGTCCGCGCCAGCCGTAGCAGTAGACGCAAGCGTTCCCTCACTTATTGAAAATCCGCTAGTCGTACCATAACGAATCATCATATCAAACGAATTAACTATCTCATTTTCAGCCGCAGTTATACCCGCCGCCTCAGATGTATTTGACTCCCCCACGCCTGTCCACGCGGATACCGACTTAATGCTTTTCACTGTTAAAGTAGAGGTTTGTGAAATGACTATTTCAACTTCATCGCTGTCATTAGCTAAGGCTTCTGAATAAGTCGTTACCTTCACGCCCTCAGAATCAGAGGCAATCTGAGTCAATGCTAAGGCTTCAAATCCTGTGGCACTGGAATAAATGAGGTTGTTGTTGCTGTCATAAAGATAAATATCACTGGCATGAACGCTACCATCTGAATTGACATAGAATTCGTTTGGCCCTGCATCAGCTCCAGTATAGAAACGCCTAACAGGGTTAGAACCCTCAACATCGCCTGACATAGTTGCCGAATTAGCCCCAGTGCCTACCGTCACTTTATTTGCTACTACATTACCCTCAATGGTCAATAGGGGGATTGCCGCACTTCCATCAAACGTCAACTTATCGGATAGACTGAATTTGCCGTCAGAGCCTAGATAAAAGCCTGTATTTGAGTTTCCGAAAGCACCCGTCGTATTGGGGGATATGGGCGACGATATAGAATCTGAGGTCACTATAATGCCGCCAATATCACCCGTGGTTGCATTTATACTGCCGTTAATAACCAGCCCTGTTGATGGCGTATAATGAAGTCCGTTTGACGCTGTGCCTATATAAAACGCTTCCTCAATGGTGCCTGTAGCCGTGAAGCCTAAAAAGAAACCGCCTGTAGTGGAATCTTCATAATCAGTCTTTCCAAGCCTAATTGCATCGGCGGTGCTTCCTGATAGCGTGAGCTTTCCAGTTTTAATCTCACTGGCATCTAGGTTTTCCACCGTAATGACATCAGCATCAATTGTTCCCGCCGACAACTTGTTTGCACTTAGTTCATCAACATCGTAGGATGTAACCTGTTTAATCTTAGCTATTGGGCTTGTGGAATAAGCGGACGCGCTACCGTAGATGTTGATGGCCCTTAGTTTAAAATAATAAGAATTAGGATCGTCTGTTGAATCGTATTCAAGACCCTGAGACTTTCCAATAAGCACCGTCTTTTTCTTGCCTACATCACCGTAATAGGTGCCGACTAGATTACCCTCTGCTGGAGTGAATGTTGTGTTCGTCCCAAGGTAAACCTCAACGGCTCTTAAATTAGTATTGGCAGGGTTTACCCATTCCAGTTGGACGTTAAATGGCTTGTCAGTTGTGCAGGTAATTGTTCCTGCTGAAATAGCGTTGATGGTGTCAGGCTGGGCTATCGTAATAGTGGCCACACTTGAATATACGCTGTACACGTTATCAAAAGTGAAGTGACGCACTCTGATGTTATAGATGATGCCTACAGTTACGTTCGCTATCTCCCCGCTAGTAAGGCTCTTACCTGCTAGGGTAGCGCTCACATAGAGAGAATCTGCATCCGTGCTTTTCTTAAACTGTATCTCTGTGCCTTGGATTGCGCTATCTACTACATTTGTCCAAACAACTTTGATATTAATCTTGGCAGTTTGGCCCTCAACATTAGTCACCTGTATTGGTGTGCCTATAGTTGGGGGGTCTACAGCTAGAGTGCCTACATCTGGCGCTGTCGCGTTAGGTTGTGGCGTTGAATAGGAATTGTAGGCAAACCCAAACACATCCGTAGACATCTCCTGTAACTGCAATGAGGTGGCCGCAAAGACGTTCCCGTCATTCTCAAGGAACGTCATGGACATACCCTGAATCTCAAATATTTTGTTTGTATACCCTAGCCTAGAGTTTGTAACGTATATCCAGTCGTTAGGCTGTGCTTTCATAAACTCAAGAGAGGTTAAAACCTCCAGCGAAGTTGACTGCCTTTGATGTTCAAGGCCAATTCTCTGTAGCCGTTGCGCCATCGTTTCTGAGGTAGTAAAAGGATATTTAAGTTCAAGGGTGCGAGCAAAGTTTGCCGATGCTTCACCTGATGGGGTATCAGCCGCAAGAAAGGCTGTACCGTTGTATTGCGTCACTTCGGATGCTTGGTAATTGTCGTCCTTATTGACGAATATGGATTTAACAGAATTAAATAATTCCCCACTCATAGACTGGGTTGTAATTTTAGGTGCCGCTAAAATATTGTCGTCATTAATAGTCAACGCTGGAGTTTGAGATGCTCCAGCGAATAGATTAAATTTGCCGTTGGTATAAGTGACGTTACCCGCGCAAGCGGTGGTTATTGATTCAATTAAACCAGAGCCACTTGCTGAGAAATTTGAGAATCCGTTAGAGGTATAGCGGGTCTCTAGTGTAGAACCATCAGCCAAAGTCACATCTTGATCGCAAGTATTGGCCGCTGATTGAAAACCGCCCCCGCCTGTGGTGTCGTTTATCTCAGAATCTAACGCCTTTAAACCATAGAGGGTATTAGATAAGTAATCTCTAATTTGAAGGGCTGGGTTTTGTCTTTGTAGGTCGGTGGTTGATATGGCTCCACTGCCGCTATTAGCTCGCGGGTCCCATATATTTTTACCCCGCATAACGAACCAAATGCTAGGCATACTAGGCATATCTTCAGGGTCATAAATTATCTCCATATAGAAATAAGTGCAACCCAATAGCTTGCATGATGAAGGGTATCTTACTGCACTACCTGCCGCGCCAAGCCCGTCCACCGCATCTTGGGTGCCGTCATGGAATGTCCACCGCGCTAGGCTAGTGCCGCCAAAAGCAAGGGCATTTTCTGAGTTAGAAAACTTTGCATTCGTTGCCGTGTAGACTGTCTCGCCGCTAGTTGTAGCATTGCTATGAGTCAGCTTGGTTTCATTAAAATATATGTCGTCCCAGCCATCGCATTCATGCCCTGCGACAACGATGCTCATACATAAGATATTGCCGCTTGAGCCTCGCGTATCCATTTTAACGATGGTGCCGCCAACCCTAGTTGTGCCGTAAATTAGCTGTCTGGGCGCGGCTCCAGCCTTGGCTGATACCTTAGTTCCAAAGTTCGCCCCACTAGCCCCCATGCCTTTAGATGAGAGCATTCCTATGCCGCCAGCGACTAGTGTGCCTACAAAAGCCGTCAGGTACATTGTTACAGCCGCCGCGCCCCACATCCCTTGGGTTACAAGAACGCCCGCTGGGCCAAACTGTATAACTGCCGCAACCGTTATAACTACAACAACAACGGCAATGATTGCCGCTTTAATTACCTTAGCCATCTATTCTGAACACCTTTATAGCTAACTCATTGCCCCTAAAACTATAGCCTTTATCTGATGGGCTCAAAATTGCAAAACCATCACAGACTCCAGTGACCTGCTTACCTTCAAACTTAAAGACCACAATATCGCCTTTTGAAATGTATTCCTTTTTAATCACCTTCAGGCCCTTGAGCTTGGTGCCTTTGACCATACTTTGCTGGAGTGTTTTCCCATAGGATTTGATAGCTTCGCCAGCACTTTCTTCATCGTGCCATGTTAGCTCTTCAGGAATTAAATCTTCGCCTGTCATTGCCTTGAACGCCGCATCTGCGAACTTTACACAATCCCACTCACCCCATTGAAAACTTCTATCTTTATTTTCAATCATGAATGCGTGATACCGTTGTTCCCAATCTGGGAGTTTTTTAGCCATTGCTATATCCTCAATCTGAATTTAGACCCGGAAGCACCTGAGCGGGCAAACCCCCACCATGACCGCCACTGCCGCCTCCACCACCGTAACCCCTGCCCCACAGTACCTCTGCATCCTGCAATTTCTCAACCGCATCAAACCCTGTGTCACCACTCCCTTCCAAAGCCACTTGCGACTCTTTAGTGTATCGGTAATTGCATGGGCGCTCTAGGTCTAGCAGTCTGTTTTCGGTGATTAGGGTTATCATTACTCCATCAGTGGGTGAGTCAGTTATTGATGTAGAAACCATCCTACCCTTGTATAGAGTCATAACGCCATCAACATGGTCAGTGCCACCACTAACAAACGCCAGAAACAAGGTGATTGGCCTATTTTGATAATTCTCTGATACAGCATAGCCCAAAACGGTAGCGTTCATTCCTGATAGTTGGAACGTCACCCCTGCGCTTTTTAGATCATTAGAGTCCTCAATATCAGATACTGCCAGTAATGTACCTGCGCCTGTATAGGTTTCTGAGTTTATCTCAAGATCACCGCCACCAGAATGTAGGAGTAGGGTGCTAGTATCAAACTCAGCTTTGATGGCAAAAATAATATGCTGATTATCTTCCGTTAATTTAATGGCCGCTTTTGCATCTATGCCCGATCTAGTGGCCATTACATAACCTCAATGAAGCTGAATACAATATTATAAATAGAATTATTATTTGCCGCCCAATCAGCATTATTGGAGTCTAACCTGAACAATCCTTTGTTGACTGAGCTTGAAAACCCTATGACGTAATCATCAACAAGATTGGCTCTCAACTTAGGCTGAATGGGTATTGAGTAAGTATCCCGACCTGCAACCACAACGACAACCGCATCCGCAGTGGCCATAACAAGCTGAGATATTTTCTGCTCCTGACCAGAGGTAGAAGCCGCGCTGTATACCGCCAGATAATCACCCTTTTTGACGGTTCCCACTATGCTATCGCCTGATGCCTTTAAACTAAGAGCCGATGACCCTTTTACGTTCTGGCGAACCTTGCAACTTGCAGTGCTAGTTTCCACGGAGTCATTGAAATACCCATCCGTCACCACTACCGTATCGCTTATCTTTGTGACTATTTTGAACGTCCCATTATTGGGCTCTTTAAAAGCTCCGCTAACTGTAATGTAATCACCAGCCGCCAAACCATCAAATATGGCTGTCCCTGCGGTAATGGTGGAACCGCCTGAAATTGACCACGATAGCGTTACAGACTCTACATTAACTCCAGAATTCACCCGAACATCCGCAAGGATAGTCTCTCCGTTATACGTTCCTTTTGGGTTCTTCCCCTCGGGGTCTCCCATCCTAAAGTAATTCTTTTGCCCTTCTAAGGCCATTAAGAAAGACTGCCACTCTACTGCCTCTGTTCTACGCATTGGCGCGAGAGTGACCCTGCCTGTCCAGTAAACCGCATCATACTCTTGGGTGCGCTGTTTTCCTGAGAATGGCGAGACTGTTACGCCCAAAGTTCTATTCAATGAGAAGTCAGAACTTATGTATCCCACGTTAGTCGGTATATCAATTATTCTAGGCACCAAACAACCCCTTTCTGTAGTTTCCACCGCGACGGCTTGCATCCAATACGCTTGCTTTGGATACCTCAGCTATCGTGGGTAGCATTCTTTGTATTTCAGCCCTTACTGTCCCGACCACTCCCGTTGAGAAGTTTAGGCTTTGGTTGACTATGATAGTTTGCCCCCCGCCCATAGCATTTTTTGAATTCATGTTATTCATTACAGTGCCGCCACTGTTGGGAATGATTAGCTCAGGGCCGCGCTCACCAACCAACATTGCCCGACCTCCCTCAAAATGTCCGCCGCTAGCGTTGGTAGCCGTTGGGTTGGGGACTGATGCTGTTGAAAGCCTATTAGCTCCAGTTAGACCAAACACATTGTTTATTATTTCATTCACGATAGCCATCTGCATAAAAATAGCTATGATTTGTGACACCATGCTTTTGGCAAAGTTCTTAAATGATTCTAAAGCGTTTTGCCCCTCAATTAATGAGTTGACGAATTCATTAGTGAATGCATGGGCAGTTGATACAACAGCATCTTTTAGTTGCGCCCCAAGCGTGTTTCCGAGGTCTTCGGCAGACTTGCCAGCCTCCTTCATATCAGCGGCAACAGCCGCTATAATACCCTGCACAACTTCTGGGTCGTCCGTGCCAAATAACGCAAGCATAGCGATAGAATCGCCCTCAGCAAGCCTTGCTTTCATTCTAGCCAGCGTTGCTTCCATTTCTATCATCGGGTCTGTCACTGACGCAACTGCTCTTATAATATCTGCGTTATCTGCATCAAACGCATCCCGAATACCCTCGTCTATCTCAGCTTTCAGTTCCGCCCTCTTCTTACCAAGAAAAGCAAGCATGTCTGTTATTTGAGTGGGGGTGAACACTGCTTTATCAAATTCCACAAATTCCCCATTAACCTTTTTCAGCGCTTTCTCAGTGATTAGAGATGCTAACCCTACCTGCACAACTGCTTCCTCAAGCTCCAGAAAAGGAAATGTGGCCTCTTCTACTTGTCGCGCCAGCTTAATCAAATCAGGCAGTGCGATCAATGCAGCGCCTTCCTTTCTGGCACTGGCAATTTCACCCGGGAGTGCTAGCTCATCAGCCTTTTTCAGCAAAGATATTCTATCTTCTATTGTTTGGTTTAAACTTCGCTGAGCAGTAATAACTGTAGCTAGATCCGTCACTTCTGCCTCAAAATTTGCAACCCTCAGACCTGGAGCATCATCCGCAAGATTGTTAAATTTAGCCACTGCTTCAGCAAAATCTGCTTCAGAATCTGAGAGGGCTAACTTAAGTGACTCCTGTGCGCCTTCAAGTGCACCCATATCCAATGTTGGGACTAGGTTTATTGCCTGATTGAAGTTTGTGAAAAGCTGACTGACATTCTTATCTGCTGATCGCGACCCACTACTTAAGTCTGACCCCACCGTCTTGTTGACCTGCGTTATGTTTTCGGTGATTGTGAAATCATCCCCCGCCGTCAGTTTGTTGCGAATACGAATAAGGAAGGCTATTTTATCAATAAAGCCCGCGATTGAATCAGTCATGGTTTTCAATTGAGCTGCAAACCCAGATTCAAATATTGCCAAGGAAAGCTCTTTGAATGCGATAGTCAGGTTTGATGTTTTGGTGGAAAGGTTAGCCATCAATTCAGCCATTGTGCCGCCGGTGGTTTCCTTGAGTCCTTTTATCAATGATTTAAGGATGAGCGCCGCGCCAGCAGTGCTCTTGCCAAATGCAGCGATATTGTCTCTAGTCAGGTCAAGTTCTTTTCTTAAAATTGGATAGACTGCAATACCCTGCGTCTCTAGCTGCTCAAGTTCCTCAAGGCCCAGGCCACCGCCTGTAGATTTTGCGGCTATTTTAACCAGTGCCGCGAAAGCCTCAGTAGCGTCCCCAGCGATAGAGGCCGCATCACCGAAGGTTGTAAGCATGTCAATATTAGGCTCAAGGCCAGCAGATTTTAGCCTGATGAATGCCTTGGTAACATCTTCAATTTGAAAGGGGGTTGTTTTTGAAAAGCTGATAATCTGATCAAAGGCTTTCTGACCCTGGTTAATGCCACCGAACACAGTATTCAAGGAAACTCGCAAGTCCTCAAAAGCCATGCCTACATCAGCTATTTTTTTGCCGACCAAGAGAGCTATACCAGCCACGACAACACCAACACCCAGCATAGCCGCTTTCAACGCTATGATCGCACCCGCCGCCGCATTCGCCGCAAGCCTCATTCCGACTAGGGCTCCAGTTGCAGGAGATAGCCCTTTCTTACCGGACT